TTCTGTATCATTGCTATAGGTTATTTATATATAGATAACAAAACAACATTAACCACTCAAATTGAGAGCTTGCAAGAAGAAGTTATAATACTTAGAAAGGACTATAAGAAACTTAACGACAAGTTTATTGAAACATTAAAAAACATAAATGAAAATTAAATGGTTTATTTTATCATGTATACTGCTCTCATGTTTGCCATCAGAAAAATCTGTGGAAGAGATAAAACCAGTTGACAATAATTTAGATAGTCTCTTTAGATCAGCAGATAAAGCTGTTGAGGCGGTAAACTCTAGGAGAGAACGAAAAGTATTGTTAGAGCAGGAGTTGTGGAGGAAAAACAGAGACATAAAGGCTATTAAGAAAACATATACAGATAGTATGTGGAATATTAGCGATAGGTATGAGAGAAGTACAATGAGGATGGGAGAGGATAGTATCGTATACAACTATAAGATAGTTATGCAGACAATCGTAGATACTGTAAGGATCACATTAACCGATTCTATATGCGCAAACTGCTTATCAAGACAAAATAAGAAGGATAATAGTTGGTATAAGAAAACTCTTAAATGGGTTAAAATTTTATAAAATGATATTTGAAATAAAAATTACAGAAGAAGATCTAGTTGTAGATATTACGACTATATTTAATTAGATATAATTTGCTGAAATTTGGGGGGCACTATATTCAATTAGATATAATAAAAAAAAAGGGATAACCGTAATTGGCTATCCCTTTCTTAATTTGTATATGTATCATGTTATATACATATAGACCTAGTTTGATTCAAATATGAATCATTAGAACTGTTTGTTGGCATGTATCTGTGACACAAAAGATCTAATTTTGGCGTGTAAATGATACAAACTAAGCTGCGACGTTCTTCTGACTCTGTACCTCAACCCTAACATGTTGTGCTAGGTTTTTAAGGTCTTGCATTGCTTTCCTTACTCTAGTTCCTGCAGAGTTGTTACCCTCAGCAAATTTAGTAGCATCAGTTGTAGCTGTTTCAAATACTGATTGCATGTTTGTCATCATCTTGATTACTTCGTTTTCCATAATATTAAATTTAATTTATAAGCTTGATATTTCACAAGATCCACCGGCACAAGCTAATTCACCTGATAGATCCGTTTCGTCAGTTGCTTCAATGATATGAGATAAATTCACATCGTTTAAGAGTTTGACTCTCTTGTTAAACTCCTCTTCGGTTATATCCTCAAATGGAGCTTGAGTATATGAACCACCATCATAAGGAAGGACAGCTAAACCATTATAGTGCTCTCGATTGTCCCACATCCATTTCCCAGCTTTATCCCATTCATCGTCTTTTAGACTTATCGTTGCCGACACGTTGTGAGTGTTAGATCCTTTTCTGTGACCCGGCTTAACCCATTCGCTTGCAACTTGTTTTACTCTTTTGAGTAGATCAAAAGCAGATTCGGTTCTAGTAATAGAACCTTTAGGAGCTGATTGTGGTATCTCAATAACAGCAGTGTCATGAGGTCTAAAGTATTCGTCCTGAACTAAGTCAGGGTTGTTTTCTTTTAGATACTTATATATAGGCTCGTTTTTCCCTACACGCAGTCTACGGATGTAGAATTCGCTGTGCCAAGCATGAATACCTGATGATGTTCCAAGCACCAGAGATGTTGTCCCTGCTGGCTTAACACACGTCGTACGTGCAGCTTTGTTTATCCCTATAAGCTTTGCAACTCTAGAGTTTTCACGTTTAACTACGTCTGCAGCTTTTGGCATGTCCATTTTCAATACAGCTTTTGAAGCTATACCGGTCATTGATACACCGATCAAAGCATCTTTCTCAGTAGTCTCCTGCCAAATTTCTCTTAGATAATGGAACTCCGTGTAACCCGCTTGAAGTGTACCTATGAATGCCGCAGCTTTAACTCTTTCATTAAGATCATCTTGATCTACGACATCACTTACATTGACCTCGCATAGGTTGCAGAATTGGTAAGGACGCAGAGCAATCTCACAACAAGGATTAGTTCCCCAATCTTTATCATGATTAAAGTATATCCCAGGCTCACCAGCTCCAGATAGCTCAATACGCTTCCAAAGCCCCATGAAAAACTCTTTAGTTATTTTATGTCTCATTAACACAGCTGAATTGTTGGCTCTTCCTCGTTGAGGGTTAGATTCCCACCAATCACCCGTCTTGCATGAGATCATTTCTTCATCATACGCTGAGAATAATGATATTAAAGCAGCCCGTCTAATACCGCCTGCAAGTACAGCATCAGCAATATGACAAATAATATCATGAACCTCGAGAGTAGATAATTTACTACCTTCTTCTTTTCCATCTAGTATTCCTTTTATTTTAACTAAACATTCTTTTAACGGTTGTGGCCCCGGAGCTTTTCCTCCTGAGGTCACGAGTCTTGCCCCTTTTGGTCTAATATCAGAAAAGTCAAACTTGACCTTAGATGATCTCTTAGAGCCTAAGTAGGACTTGATTAAGACTTTTATTGCATCTGACCAACCTTCGATTGAATCACCAATAACGAATCTCCTAGTTCTACCTTCAAAGGGCTTTGTTATTTCAGGGAGTACGTTTGTATGGTGTTGCTGTACTGAGTAACCCACTCCGCAGCCTGACAAAAGGAGAAACATACATTCACTAAAGCTATCAACGTGATCGATAGGTAGGTAACTACAATTATATAATCTGTTTGGGGAAATCTCAATCGGCTTACCGCTAAACTGAAGCGATCGCATAGATGGTAGAACTTTCTTATCATAGACATATTTATAGTTTAATTGTATTTCATCTTTTAATTCTGGATACCTTTTCTGATGCATCTCTTTGTTCCTTGTTACTAGTTCATTCCATGTTTCTCTTCTGTTTAACTCTGGCACATACTTAGCATACTTCATGTGGACTGTAATATCCGAAAGTATTTTTTTATTTAGATCATTATGCATTATATACCGTTAAACAGATGTCTAAGAAAGGCACATATAATACATGGTTACTTTTTCCTTCTTCTCTATAGGTTCTAAAACCTGTTAAAATCCCTGGGTAAAACCCAAAACTTAATTCCCAATCTTTCATATTATTTTCTTTTAATTATTAATTTATTTGTAGTGCTTTAAATAGTCTATAGCGTTAGACAATACTTCTATGTTATCTTTAAACAGGCCTAAACCCGTGTTACAGTGATTACATATTATACCTCTAATCTTACTAGTATCATGACAGTGATCTATTACTCTCATGTTGCTTTTACTAGCTTCGTTAGTCATTATTACGTTACATATAATGCAAGCTGGTGTTTTTAGTAAGATGTCATAATCTTCTTTTTCTAAATTATACCTAAGCTTTGCTTTATAGTATTTGCAGCAACGCCGACAATAATGCTGTAGACCATCTTTTGTTTTAGTCTGTTTATTGTATTCGGTCGTTTCTTTTTGGGTGTTACACATTCCACATTTCTTCATAATATTATAATTACATGAAAATAAAGTAATTTAACCCCCTAGGAAACTATCCCAATAGCTGTTTAATGATTTCCACAGCCTCGTCACACTCTGTTTGCTTTTGCGGTTTTAACAGCAATCGGCCTGGATCATTGTTTTGTATCCAATTTTTAAAAAGCTTATACCTTAGCGGAAAACTCTCATTCGCGCGACCTTTCGTTTCGCAAGTCCATCCATCACCCTCAAAATCTGGGGTATACTTAATTCCGAGTACTTTTTTATTTCCTCTGTCTTTAAATTCTCCCTTGCCATTACCTTGCCTCTCTATAGAATCACTGTTAAATTCAAATGTTTCAAGCAATTGATATGTTCTAGGCTCATAACCGAATTTGATCCCAGCATCTTTCAAAGCCACGTACATATACTTTTCAAGACCTGAGGCAAAGTTAATCCCATCAAAGCTAACCTTCTTAGCTCTGACAGGACCTTTCTTTTTACTATATTTCTTCATCAATTGAATCTTCATAGTCAGCATCGTAATTAACGCACATCTTTTTGCTTTTGTCTACTAGCTCTTCACGTGCCGCTTGTATGTATAGCACAGCATCCATTAACTCTTCTTGTATATCATTAAGATATCCAGCTAAGTCCTTATGTTTACCTCTACGCTCGCTATCTAGCGTTCTACCATACTTCTCAAAACCAACATCTGATCTTGACACAAATTTGTCAACAACATTTTCAACCACTGGGTCTCTAAACGCTATCGTTCTTCTATTAATACCTGATTTGGTATCTGACATTTCTCTGCTGCTCATAATTAATCTTTTACAAAAGTACCATTCACCATCTTTCCAGTTCTCTTAGATATAACTTCGTAAGCAGACGCGATACAAGCTTCGATTGATACACCGTGTAGTTCAGCTAGGTTTGTAAGCACTACAACTGAATCACCAATACCATCAACAACTTCTTCCAAGTCATCTTTAAGTACGGCTCTAGCAATTTCACCAACTTCCTCAACTAATTTTAATGCTTGAGTTTTAGGGTCACCATTGTCGTATAAGCCTCTTTCATCAGCCCACTCTCTAATCAGATCAAACTGAGTCTTTTGCTTAGGTCTTCTAGCAAACTGAGGCTCACAAGTACAAGGGTTTTGCTCATCGCAGCATTCAGGAACTTTTTGCTCTGACATTCCACCAGCTAATGTTTTTCCGTTGTATTGGTCTTGGCCACCAAGCACATCTTCATAAGCATTATGATTATCATAGTACCTATTAAACGCCTTATTATACACGTATGATCTTTGATCATTGAACATTGAAGTCTTTATATTCTTCATTATCCACTTTACAGAGTCAGGCGTAATTTTAAATGTTCCGTGCTCTGTGTCCCACGTCATACCTATGTTGTCCATAAGTCTTCCTTTCAGCTTGTTTGCTGGACAAGGGAATGTTGTTGTTTGTTCTGTTACGTTTACTTCCATTTTATTTAATTTATTTTTATTGCAATTTAATTTATCATAAGGCACTATGTCCACTGGATATCCATACATACGCTGATACATAGCCTCATACTTTGCAGCTTGGGTTATATCGTGTCTTTTAGCTAGTACTTCATATTCTCCAGGTCCATAACCCTGTTGATCTTCAACCCTACTTTTAAGGTTGGTTGTAACACCTATTTTCTTACCCGGTATGTGGTATATATAGTATATCATATTTTATTATTGTATAAGTGCATATTGTGCGCAAAATGGTAGTACACGCCAGTCTCAATCTCGAGCCGTTTAGAGACCATCTCTTGCAGTCTAGAGAATTGATATTGATCATTACAAAAACCGTACCAGAGATCGTTAGATCGCATCGTAACGCACATATCAAGCCTGTTATCTACGATTGTAAATTGTACGGCATAAGTACATGGTGTGTCAAATGCATAGTCGCTAATCTCCTTACCGTCATATATAGATATACAAGCTTGTCTAGTATCTTTGTTATGCCTTAGCATTTCAACAACCATATCTAACTGAGCATTGCGCTCCCATTGATAACCATAATTTGAATTAACTTTACCACTAGGATCTTCCATGCGCTTCCATATCTCGGGCACCTTGCCATATATATCACCTAGAGCCCTAGTGCTTGGATCACCAGTTAAATACCATTCCCATTCAGCTAGAGCATACTCCTCACTCCACTTTCGTTCTTTGTTTATTATTTTCCTATCCTTAGGATCTGTCATATAGAATCCTACGTTGAATAGAGCTTTAGTATCTCCGAATGATCTACCGTTTTGAATAATCTGATCGTGTAGATATTCGTAGGCTTCATTAGCATTCCTAAAGACTTTATTGTTTATTGTTTTTATCATGTTATTATTATCCTTTAGCGTTCGTATTTAGATTGTGTTTGTCATAATAGTATTTGTAGTATTCGTACATTTTTACATAAGCTTCTTTCGCTCTGTATATAGTAGAATCTAGGTTAACAGACTTGCCTATAGTTATCTCAACTTGCCAATTTACTCCGTTGGGTATAACCGCAATTTTAATCTTGCGATCTAAACACCACTGAACTCTTTTCATATCGGCATTAGTGTAGACGTGAAACCCAGGTGATTTACCTGAAAACTTTTTAAAGAATGCCATTACTCCCAAGGCAAGCCGTCAACCTCTACAGACGCGGGCTCGTTTGGTATGAAACTACCAGATCTAGGTTCCCAAGTAAAGTGAGCCTCAGCACCGTTTTCACCGAGGTTTTGGAACTTAACCTTGAGTACCTTAACCTTAGTGGTCTTAGCTTCGTAATCTCTGTGTACCAGTAAACCATGATAACTTGCATCGTACCATTCTCCACCACCTTTGATGTTATACATAGTAGGTTCTTCAATCTTACCATCTTGTCCTTTATACATTTTAGTTGGATGAGCTACTATAAACACTAACACATCATATTTCTTAGCAAAGGTTTCAATCTTAGCTAAGTAATCCATCGTGTAACGATTTACATCATCTGATTTTGCGTTAGTGTCTCTAACCTTGTTGTAAGGGTCAATCACTAAGCATTTGATACCTTTTCGCTTTACAAGCTCAGCACCTTTCTTCAACACAGACTCTAATGTATATCTCTCCATATCTATGAAGAAGTAATTGTCATTAACCGTCTGCGTAACTTCTAACCACTTATCACTACCAATATCTGCTTGAGTTGGCATATCTTGCCAAGTCTTACGCATTAACTTATGAGCGTGGAGATACGTTGGTTGATTCTCTGGACTAGCAAACGCAGTTTTCCAACCATACTGATTATTGTAACCAACAACCATTTGATCAACAAAATCAGACTTACCAGAACTAGGGATCCCAGTAACAGTAATAAATTGCCCAGTATAAGTAGAAAAAATATTATCGAAGTTCTTAAGCCCAATTTGGAATCCAGGCTTGAAACCATTTGTAACAAATTCTTTGACTTCATCATGTATATCGTATAATGTGGTTACGCCTTCTAAAGGCACTTGAGACGAGGTGTGTATAGCATTTCTCAGCTCAGCAGCACCATTCTCTATTAAATAATCATTAGCATCTTTCTGTCCGTTAAAATCTACTAGATAACAAACCTCAGCACCGAGTCTACGTATAAACTCTTGTCTCAAGGCTTGACCAGCTTCGTCAGCATCAACCGCTAATATTATCTTAGTCTTATCATCTAAATAATCAATACAATTATCTAGGTAGTCTAAGTTGTTTGAATTTAAAGTAGCACCGTTAGGTACTGATATTGCATTCTTAATACCAGCTTCGTGTAAAGCTAGTACGTCCATTTCACCCTCAACAATGACACACCAATCATAACCTACAACACTGTTAATATTGTAGAATACTTTTTCAGCACCCTTGAATAGTTTGAAATTCTTTCTACCGTCTCTATATTTAATGTTGATCAACTGATCACCCATGAAATAATTAAACTTAATAGCATTCTCAGTCTTCCCTGTCTGAGGCATAAATTCAGGACCTTCGGTTACTTGAAGATCCTGAAGTGTTTGCTTTGAAATTGCTCTTGTACCGAACCACGTCTCTACATTGGTACTTACATCGTTGAACTGCTCAGGAGTAATTGGTCTTGTATAGACTTTCTCACTTGCGCCCTTACGCTGATAAGTATGTAGTTGAAATGTTGTATCGCAATTGTGACAGGTACCGAGACCACGTTCCCAATCATACGAAGCACATTGTGCTTTAGTATTTTTAGGTTTCCTATCAGGCGAACACAGGGGACAAATCCCCTGAGTAGCACCGTCTTTTAGGCCATGTTGATTGAACTTGTCAACCAAAAATCCATTGATCTCTTCTTTACTCATATTAGAATGGTAAGTCGTCCGCTTGTGGAGCTGTGTTAGCTTGAGCTGGTTCACCGTCTCTTGGAGCTGGAGCAACGTTTGTACCGTTTGTCCATACCACTTTGACATTACCTAAGTAAGTCTTCGGGTCTTTAGCGTCTCTCTCTTCCTTTGATTGCTCTACAACCATTGGACCTTGATTACCGAATTGATCGACTTCGTCATTGATAGTTATCGTGATCGGAAGGTATTTACCTTTCTTACCTACGAATATTTTTTCCTTTGGAACTGCATTTAGATTAATGCTTGCTTTAATTATACTTGCCATATTATGAATTTATTAAATTAACTAGATTTCTGATTTGTTCTACACTTGCATTTGTAACTCTTCTGAAATTATCAAAGTCCTTGTGATATGGATGTAAACCATCCTCACTGTTTTTATTACTGTAGAAATTGCCAGCATTTGCTGGATACTTGTTGCCTGAGATTGTACAGGTCTTCATTTTAGTTCTTCCCATGATTTTATTTTTATAGGGTTTTGCTTATGAAATATTGTTTAGGATCAAATTCCTCGGTCTTGTAAAACAGATCATAAGCTTCTGCTGCTTTACGTACCTTATCTTCACCTCGTTCGTAGAACTTCGATGAACAATCAAACATACCTATTTGATGTGTGTTTTTATCTATAACTATGAACAAGAATTCATATCCGAATAACTTACTGTATATGTAGGCTTGTGAATCATAGTTATATTTGTTTGCTGAGTATTGGAACTTCGATATGTCAGCGGTGGTTTTAAGATCGATAATTAGTTTCTCATCGTGATTAACTATATCAGCCTTACCTTTCCAGGTTTGACCGAACATCTCTTTGATCATTGGAACTTCATATTCTACATTACCTTCTTGTATAAGGTCTCTGCATATATCATTATCCATCATCTTCTCTCTGAGTAGTTCGACCATATCAACTTCTTTTTCAAGCATACATAATTCTCCACCCGCTACATCCTTATAAGCCTTAGAGTTACGAGATGTTGCTTTAACAACCTTATATTTCTTTAGCTTATCTGGTTCTAATATACAGGTATGAAAATACCCACCGATTAGAAACGCGGCTGATGGCTTGCTTGGTTGGAAGATGTTTAAAGGGTCATTCAGTAACTTGCCAACGTGTGAGTTGGATAAAAATTGGTTACCGAAATCCCCGTAGTAGTCTTCATCTATCTTAAGCCTTTGTAGTATCTCCTGTTTTGAAATTTCCATGTAGTTGTTTTTCTTGTGTTTCGGTTAATTTATACTTTGACTTAATAGCTTCAACAGATCCTCCTGATGCAACAAACGCTAATGCTTTAGTCATCTGATCTTTTGATATTGCTGATTTAGCCGCTGCTTTAATCTTATTGATAGCACCTGATGGTTTAGCGCCTGAGTCAGCATCTTCCGTGTCATCGATTAAAAGAAGATTACCCAAGGCATATTTCTTGCCGTATGTGGAGGCTGCGCCGAATTGTTGAGCCGTCTGCATACCTTTTTGATTAAGGTCTACACCGACTAGAGCCGTGGCATGTATAGCATCGACTCCATCTGATATTGTAGCTGTTGTTTGCATTGTTGGAACAGGATCAGTAGCAATCATTTCTTCATTGATCGTAACTGTAATGCCGTGTTCGATTAGGAAAGGCTTTATAGCCTCAAGGATGTCCTCTGATTTACGGAAGTAATACTTACCGAACGAATTGTACGAGGACTTTTTCGCTTTTAGCTTAGTCTGAACTATAGCTAATTTTTTGTTTAGTTCTTTCATAATTGGTATATTGGTGTATATCTATAATCACACATTATTAATTTAATTTAATTGTTTTATTCGCTTAACTTATAGATAGTCAAACACTTGTGAGTGATCTACATTTTCTATTAACTTATCAACAGCTTGTTTTTTTAGCTGTGATACCCTAACATAAGCGCCGGTTCCCTCGATTTCTAAAAACTTTGCTATCTCTTTTGCAGATTGCTTATCACAATCAAGACCATAGCTCAGTCTTAGTACATGATACTCTTTGTCTGTCAAATGTTGTTTTAACAAACTCGTTAAGTACATGTTTAAGAATACTTGGTTATAAGGTTCTGATGTGTCTTCTATTTGTAAGAACATATCATCATCGTCTCTACTACCAGCATCTATACTTAGGAATATAGAGTTAAAGAATAATGCAACTGCTTTTTTATCTTTACCAAAGTTCTTACGAATATCATTCGTTACATGTTCTGGTAATCTCATTTGCCCTCTATTCTTGTCTATCTCTCTTCGTATTCCTCCTTTGATCCGTTTAGCCAAGAAACTTTTTAAAGTCTTCTCTTGGTCTTCAGATTCATTTACTCTAACCCAATCAATGCGATCAACTGCTTTGATTAAATTGATATGACCTTCTTGAATCATATCTGTTATTGCCATAACACCTGATGCTTGTTGGGATGTAGCAAACTTTCTAGCTAGGTTCTCTACAAGAGGCATAAACTTAATAACTAATTCGTCTCTTGTGTATTCACCCCATAATTTATCTGGTAATTTATTTAAAGTTGATTTAAGATCTTCTTTATACCTTATATAGTTTTGTATATTATAATGTTTCATATGTATATTATCTTTCTTTATTCGTATTTAGTTTGTGATTTACAATTCTCTATTTAATAATTCTTTTTCTTTCTTTAGCTCATCGCACATATTTCTATGTACCGTTCTCACTGTACAATCTAACCCATTAGCTAGTCTTTGCATCGTGATCTTCCAACCTCCGTGGTGTAATGCTAACATGATATCGTAGATATCAACCTTACTAAACTTCTTAGATCTACCTATTAGTTCTCCTACGATGCTGAGCTTCTCTTCCTTGGTTAGACCGGATGACTGTTTGAATATTACTTTACGTAATTTGTTTTTTGGTGGTTCATCAAGATCAAGCATGTTAACCTCGTATACCATCTTCCTTAGTAGATCGATGTGTATTGTGAACGAAGTGAAACCATATTCTTTAATAGATATAATCTCAGCGACTTCCATGAATTCTTCAGGGTCCATTTCAGGATTAAGATACCACAATACTAATAGATGCCATTTAAGACTCTTGTATGTAGTGATCTTGCCCTTACTTGCGAACAGTGTATAACACTGATAAGTACCTTCTTCGAAAAACATATAATGCTTTGTTTCAGCTGTAGGTACATCGTCAATAGGACCTCTTCTGTAGACTATTCGTCTGCGATTAAGTATATTTAGGTTTCTTTCGTGTGACATTAGCCTATTACTATAATACCTTGTAGGCTTTTGTCACAGTTTCCACGGGTTTCAGTGTCGCGATTACAATTCTTGTTTCGTTATCTTCGGCACCATATTTAATTTCATTAAATTGGTTTATTCTATCTCTTAATTCTTCTGTCATTTTCTTACTTTTTTTAATTGTATAGCTATTACTGTTAATAACTCTATTATTTTATCATATTGATCTACTGTCATGCGTTGTCTTTTATTAATTTCATTAATAACTTTGTTAATTTTTCCAAGGCTACAGCTATACGTTTTAAATCGTTAGCTTTTTCCTGTTCATATCTATTCATAATTTTAATTTCTCTAAACAAGCACTACACATATCACTAAAATCATGATCTTCTTCTGACATAGGCTTGTCACATATCCCGCATACGTATGGAATCGTTTCCATATCACACTGTGTTCTTATATTACTCATAATTTCTTAATGCTTTAAATAATGGGTGTCTATAGCTGTTTGCTTTAGTACGTTCGAAGTATGTAAATGTAGCCGTTTCACCAACCCAGTCTTTCATAGTCTCGAAATTAGCTTTAAGGATCGCAAATTTATCCATAACAGGCATGCCGAACGCATTACCTTCACTGTCGACAGCTGTAAACTTGCCGATAGTACCGATACGTTTACCTTTGCCTTCAACCCAACCGGTTATTTCAGCTTCAGCATCGTGAAAGTCTTTAAACTTTCTAAGGTTATGAGAACGTTTGCATGCGTACTTATCATTAGTACGTAATATAGAGCCTTCGTAGCCAACAGCTAGGTTTTGATTATGAATCATTTTAGCTAAAGACTCAGTAGCAACAGCTCTTGTTGGCACGTGATGTACACAGTGGTTACGCGGTACAGTTTGTACAATGAATTTATTACGCTCTTCAAATGTCATAGTCTCATCTATGATGTCATAACAATGAAATTGTGTTAACTCAGCAGCATCTAGACGGTCCTGATCAGTTGGTTTTTGTTTTCTGACCAATGATATGATTTTGCCAAAATCGTCTCTTAGATCATGATTATATAACTCACCGTCGAGTATAATGTGAGGGTTAAGTATAAACCACGGTTTAAGATTAAACAAGATGTGTTCTATGTTTTTCCACTCTTTACCCGTGCGTGAATACGCGGTTACAACACCAGCATCATACTGTATTGTACAACGAACACCGTCAAGTTTTGGTTGCATAGATATTTTACTGCTGTAATCTATTGGTTTTGCACTAACGGGATACGCTAGCATTGGTTTTTTTCTCATAATTATTCTCCTTTTCTTAATATTTTATTAACTTCATCCATTCTATTGCGGATGATAGCACACTTCTCATATTCTTCCTCACCTTTGAATAACTCCATCAGTGTCATTAGCTTTGCAGCTTCTCCAATCGCAGCTTCTTCTTCTGTTAATTCAAGTTCAGCATAAGATTGAGACCAACTAGCCTCTGACTTACTAACGTGCTCGAACCAATCTTCCATTGATTTAAGCTTAACCATCCTACTTACGATCTTGAGGGCTAGTTTGTTAAGACCTTCTTCACCTACTTTAAGGTCATTTATCTTGTCTAATATTTGTTTATTTGATACACGTTTATTATCCATCTTCGTTCGTATTTAGTTTGTATTTATTTATTAATTTCTCTGGTGTACCTACAAAGATACATTCGCCTTCATGATCACCGTAGTTCATCATTTCAAATATACTTATCCATGTTGAATCATCATACTTCTGCCATATGTAGTATATAAAATCTAGATCACCATGTTGTGTTTGAAGCTCCTCTATTTCCCAACTAGATCTTAGTGATTCACGATCTATTAAAGACTCAGCAATATCTAAACCCAAACCTTCTGGATAACCATCGTGATGCTTGTAGAATTGTGCGTGTATTTTATCTGGGTGTTCACTAAACGATACTCCATCTTCTCGTGTAGCAAATCTTACTTGTGCTCTAGTACTCATCAGTCTAATAGTATCATATATGCCTGAGCATTATTCTGTCTGAACCAATCAAGTCCTTTTCTTAAGTCTTCACCATGTTGAGCTGAGTTAAATATACCCATCTCATACATTTGAGTCGCACCCATTATAAAGTCGTACATACTTAATTCAACGTTGTTTAAGTAGCAACTGTCACCCCCAAACCTGTTGGTAACCTCTGCGCCTTCATCATATAACTGGCCTGTAAACCATTTAGGTAACTTTTGCTTATCTAATTCCTTCATGTTCTTTATTAATTTTTCATTCTGTTTCATACTCGTAATATTTTTCTTTAATTTGTTCTATAATGTGCCTGCCATTTGCAGTGTGAAAACCATAACTGTGCGTGTGTATAGCATCGATCGGTCTGTTCTCTAATAATAGATATAACAACTCACACTCATCGTGATCTAATTCCTCAGCCATATCTGTTACGGCACTAGCTAAAGCCTCTACATTGTGTCTTGGCTTCATTTGTAAGGTATATTTTATATAACCTTCTACTTGTTTTCCTGTCATTATTTAATTATGTATTTGTTTTGTAATAAGTGATCACCGTAGAACATATCTAAATCATTCTGTGGCTTAAATTCAATTGGTAAGAACGTAATAAACTGGCTTGCTTGCTCGATCGTGAGATCTCTATAGCGTTCAACATCCTCAAGACTAGCTATCATCATTCGATGACTAGTTGGGTATTCTAACTTCACATGTCTATCTAATGCTCTTAACACCTCTGGTTTTATTTTATCTATTAGTTTCATTAGTAACCTCTTTTTTTATCTCGTATTGCACTTAACTTATCGAGAAGTCTTTCTGCTATCTCAACACTTATCTCATTATTATAGTACATGTCATATATTAATCTACGCATCAGTACACTCTGCTTCAGCGAACAACTTAGTTAATTCCTCTACAATACCCTCAATCAATTCCTGTGTATCACTGATGTCGAAGTTCTCTAAATGTACCTTACCGTCATAGTTAATGCCAAACTCGGTATCATAATTGTCTTCATTACTGAAATCATATTCTCCCACGGCTCTTTCAACGGCTTCATACAAGTTGTCGAATTGTAGCGGTGTTAATTCCGGCTTATTCATGTCTGCTAATTCTTTTTCCGCTGCTTGAAGATCTGCTTGCACGGTAATCATCTCTGATGTGTTAGACACTACTCTTTCTCCGAGCATTATAATTGATTGTTCTAATTCCTTTTTTGTTTTCATAATTATTTATTAAATTTTTTGTTTCGTATATATTATCCATCTTCATTCGTATTTGGTTTGTATTTTATTTTTCTAGTGTAAATCTTTTTAGATTTATATACAACACTTCTTGGTGGGTTAATACCTAGATCTAAATTAACCTTACGTTTGATCGATCTTTTCTGTTTGTTCGTAAGTTTATTCACTTGGGAATATCTCTGCTGGATTAAAGGATGCAGTTAATACATTACCTAATTCCCACGCTTGTTTCGGTGTTAGTAGGACATACTCATCTCCGATAGTTATTTGCATTGCTCTACCACCAAACGTTAGTCCACCAAAAAATCTATTTAGTGACACTTGCTGCTTAAGTGTTCTAGGGTTTATACGGCTATTGTCATCTTTATCCCAAGTCTTACCTTCTATGTCTATTAACTTTGTACTCATTTTCTTTTATTTTTATTATTTGTAACTAGTGAGGAATCGAACCTCATACCCGTCGGTAATACTTTCAGCGACCAACATCCATCTGGCATGTCTCTGGCTTACTCCTATATCTAGTTTATTAAAACGAAGTGTGCAAGTGTGGTTCACCATCTATGTCTGGTTGCTTCATCTTGCTTAAACCACTCACTTCGTATATTACTTACTCCATACGGAGTATACTTTTACTCCATTATGAGTTGTACGTTCTAATTTCTTTATTGTACTCTTTTCTTTATCCTTTAACAGGCTTTTGTCTGCATATTTTGGATTCTTACTGTTTAATTTTTTTTTCTTCATGACTTAGCCATTTTTTCATAGATATAAGTATATCCTTTGTAATTGAACCATTCACTGATTCCTTCTTTCTCGTTCATCTCGATACATCCGAAGCTGGTTGGTACTTCACATACTTTGTATGGTCTGTAGATTATATTGCCTAATTGGATATAGTCTTTTTTAAGGTGTTTAATTGTTTGCATATTATATTGTTTTTGTATTAATATTATCCGTCTATTGTCGTATTTAGTTTGTAATTAGTATCTTGTTATCATGCTCCATCCACTCGATGTTACTTAGTCTATGTCCTTTAAAGGTTATAAACTCTTCAGCATGTTTATTTATTGTTACTTGGTATTGATATACCCTACTTGTTTCGTAATCTAATACGGTGATCCACTTTTTTCTCATATTCTATTTGTTTTGTTATTTTTATTTGTTTGCTTTAGTAGTGCCAAACCTCCTCGTAGTGAGGTTCTTCATATTCTATCTCTATACCATATTCTTCCATCAATCTTCGCTCTCTTTGGCCGCTTACCAACATCATAATCGCCATTCCAAAGAAAAACCCTATTATAATACCTCCTACTACATTTTGTTCGTCGTTACTCATCATAATTGTTATTCTTCTATTAAATGCTTGAAAAGCATTATTGTTATTAGTACTAATGTTATCCAACCACCCATTATAGTATCGCTCTTCGGTTAGACTTCTCATCGATGCGCTTACAGTTTGCTATTGCATTACTTAATAGTTCTTCTGAGTTAACAGAGTTGAACCACTCTTCTTTCTCCCAGATATAGTATACCCAGTCATTTGCTTCACTTGCGGTTTCGTAGTAATTTTGATACACTTTACCATAACTATCGATCACTCGCACGTCATACCACTCACCTTCTTTTCTTGTTATACTATAATTTCTCATCTTACTATTCCTAAATTAATTACTACTCCATCTAAATTACTTATGTACATCTCAGCTGTACTACTGTCTATATTACCTGCTTCTAAATCATGCTCTATCCACTCTATCATATCTTCTGCAGTGTTGCTAGCTTCTACTATGTCTTCATTATTTCCTTGACTAAGAGCACAACTTGTCACTGACCAGAGTACTATTACTACTGACCAACCTACTATTTTTGGATACTTCATCATACTCCCATTATTATTACCATTGCTATTACCGCTAACATTATTATTTCTGCTACTCTGTTTTCTAATTTCTTTGCCATTCTAATATTTTGTTGTGCCGTTTTTAGCGATTATTTTATTAAGGAATTTATCCATTTGTTTTTTTGCTTTGAACTTTAAGTACACTTGGTACAGCTCACCTTGACTCATATTCTTAGCGAATATATCATTTTGTTTTACTTTAAACATATTATTATTTTATTTGTTTTACATTTATATTATCCTACTAACGTCGTATTTACATTGTGTTCGTAGCAGTAGTAGTATACTTCATCTCGACACTCTTTACTTAGTCCAATCCAGTTCACCCACTGTGTACCATCTTCACGAGGAAATAGTTGATTAGTCATTGCCATTTCATACTCATGTTTAGTTCTTGAGTCTGCTACTTCTTGGAACGCTTGTTCCCACGTTTTATAATTTCTATACGACATATTATTTAGTTTTTATTTGTTAATTTAGTTGTAGTGTGAGAATCGAACTCACGAAAACCGTTACTACACTGTACTCCACATACTCGGTCATTCATATTTTATAGTGGGGAATGTTACTCAACTACCACTTTTGACTTGATAATACTACTCAGTTATTTGTAAGTTTCTACAGAATAATGGAATGTTATTACTTGAAGTGTACGACTTGTACTTAGTGAAACAATTCATTGACTCGAATTTCTCTTTATGAGTATTATATACTTCATCATGATTATAAGTAACTGTTTCTTGTTTTTTATTTAAGAATGTAATTACTACATTTTTACCGATTAAGGATTTTCTGATTACGAATCGTTTAGTTTTAAGTACTTCTACTGAATTTAATTTTGACATAATTTATTTATTTTATTATTAGTTATTATTATTAGTTTGTTGTTACATTTATATTATCCATTACACATCGTATTTAGTTTGTAAAAGTATATGAATTATTAAGTCGTTTAGAATAGTTGGCAGATATACCACTGACTCACTGTGTTCACAATTGTAATTAAAGTTACATATGTAAATTGACTTATTGAATAATGTAAAGAACTGTTGTGCTGTGTCATTCGTGTTGTTTATACTAGCTAAATGTTACTCAACGACTAGTTGTATTGTGTTACTGATTACATATATATTATCCATGTGTAGTCGTATTAGGTTTGTAAGATGAATGAGATGAAATGAAATGGAATAGAATAAAAGGTGAATATAGTGAGAGAATACAGTGTTGCATCGATTGTATGGGGTAGGTAGTGGTTAGGTAAAAGCTGAATGCGAAATGTGAAACGAACAGGGGAGGTGGGCGAAATGGATTGCGTTTAGTTACAAGGCGGATACGGTAAAAGAGGGGGGCTATACAAACACCCAATATATATTACAATCGCAATAATAACGCAGGTTGTAGAAAAGTGTGACAATAGGTAGTTAAGTATTAGAGTAGCAGGCTAATGTCACAGTTTTGATTGAGCCAATTAGGATTGTTAATCAGCTCATGTAAATTGCTATCTTACTATGTAATCATACTTAGTATGAAACAAAGACTCTCTACAACTGCAAGATGTGCAAAGGCTATTCGCGACAAGAAGGCAGCGATGACTCCAGATAGACGCAAGAAGAAAGCTGATAATCAAGTCAAGCGTAGAAAGGCAATAAAAGAAGGTAAAGATATTAAGGGTAAGGACTACGATCACAAGGATGGTAGGTTCAAGTCTATTAAAGCTAATCGTGGTAACGATGGGCTAGGAACAAAGCGAGAGGGCTTTAGTACTAAAACAATGAGAACTACATCGAAATCTAAAAATAAAGGTAAATAAACAATAAATAAACATGGGAAGAATATCATCATATGCAGAAGACACTGCACTGGACGGTAATGAGCTAATACTAGTTACTGACTCAGACGCTGGCTCAACAACAAAGAACATGAAAGTGGGTGTTCTCGAGAGTTACTTAAGAGCAAACCTAACGGTTTCGCCTATAGTAGCCAACCTAACGGGTAATGTTACAGGTAATGCTTCTACTGCTACTAAAATAGCTACTATAACAAATACTGATATAGTACAGCTAACAACGACACAAACTTTAACTAACAAAACCTTAACATCACCTACTATTACGGGGACAGGGGCTATTGCAGGTGTATTTACCGGTGATTTAACTGGTGACGTGACTGGTTCCTCTGGTTCAACAAGTATTGTTGTAAAGCGTGTTCGTTTTGCTGAAGCTGTTTCAAAAGGCGATCCTATTTATTTAAACGGGTATAACATTGGTCTAAGTCTTACAGAGGCTTACAGAGCTAGGGTTGATAACCAAGCTTTAATGCCAGCTTTTGGAGTTGCAGACGCTGATTATACTTCGGGTACTGCGGGTTACATTATAGAGGCTGGGGAGCTTAAAGCCATAGACACTTCTAGCTTTTCTGCTGGTGATACTTTATATGTAGCTCCAACAGGAGGTTTAACAAACGTTAAGCCAACAGGTACAAATCTAATTCAAAACGTAGGTGTTGTTGCTAGGGTAAATGCTAATAACGGTGTTATAGTTGTTTCTACTATCGGTAGGAGTAATGATGTACCTAATATAGAAGATGGAAAGCTTTGGGTTGGGAATGCCAGTGGCGTTGCTACTCCAACATTAGCATCTAGTTTAACAGTTGCTTCAGCTGTCAGCGCTCAAAGTGCTGCTACACTAACAACACCTAGACTTATAGGTGGAGTTTCTTTCAACGGGAGTGCAGCTATAAACCTACCTGGGGTTAACCTAGCGGGTACTCAAGATACAAGTGGTACTGCAGCAATAGCAAATGCGTTGGCAAATGGGACTAGTCCTGAAGTCGATGTAATTACTGTTAAGGGAATGCTAAACCTAGAATATCAAAGTGCTCCGGGTACAAATACTGCACCGGGTAAGCAAGGAGATATTGCGTATGACGATAATTACATGTACATATGTATACAAACGGACTTATGGAAAAGAGTAGCAATCGCAGGATTTTAATATATAGGGATACACCCTAAACCAAGTCAATAACCTAAAACCAATATTATGACTTATTTGTACTACAAGACCAGCACTAATACTGTTGGCAACCAAAAACCAACTAAAGAAACTATTAATGATTGGAAACACCTCGCTGAGAAGAAAAACTGGCGAATCACCCAATTAAGCAACGGATTCTATCAAACAGAATGTCTACGCCCAAACTCTGAAGAGTGGATAGATGTTACGCGTAGAGAAACTCTAGAAGACGCAGAGATTGCGATTGATGAAAGCATCGAACACTTCGGTAAGAAGATAGATGCGTCAAGCGGTCCTAAAGTAGTGAAGACATTCAACTAAAAAGTAGTAGCTGTAACAATTAAATTAAATTAAATAAAACCAAACATGGATTACAACAATCCTAGCCACTACATCAAGGATTTAACCTTTGGTGATGAAGCTAGATCAAAAATAATAACAGGTGCTGAGAAATTAGCTAAAGCTGTTAAATCAACATTAGGAGCCTCAGGAAAGCGAGTAATATACGAAGACGCTCGAGGTAACCCGGTTATAACAAAAGACGGAGTAACGGTCGCAGAATCCGTTGTCTTATATGACCCGGTTGAAAACATGGGGGCAACTCTTATTAAAGAAGCCGCTAAGAAAACAGTTAGAGAAGCAGGGGATGGAACAACAACGGCAACTGTGTTAGCAGAAGCCCTTATTAAAGAAGTGACTCTAGCGCAGGATAACGGTATCTCCGTACGTGATATAACTGACGGAGTAAATATCGGATTAAACAAGGTAACTACGTATTTAGATTTGGTTGCCATTCCTGTTGAAGGAACAATGCTATCATCAGTTAGTGCTATTAGCTGTAACAACGACCTTGCTTTAGGATCTATTATAGCAGAAGCTTATGAGAAAGTAGGTAAGGACGGAGTTGTATTAATGGAAGACTCTGACACAGAAGATACTTACGTTGAGATAGTTGAGGGTACGCAGATGGACTCTGGACTAACATCACCTCATTTCGCTACAAACGCGGAGAAGAACAAGTCTGAACTAGATAATCCTTTAGTTTTGATCATTGAGTCTGAGATACCGAATATAAGGAAGATTCAAGTGGTATTAGAACATATTATTAAGAACAACAGATCTTTACTCATAATCGCACCAGTAAGTCAGCAAGTAAAATCGGCACTTTTAATGAACATGGTTAAAGGTGTTATTAAAGTCAATATTATTGACCCACCTGGTTTTGGACAAGGAAAGTCAGATGTAACAAAAGACTTAGCTGCATTGACAGGTGCTACAGCTATAAATGAAGAGCTAGGAGATGATCTAGACTTAATTACAGTAGAAGTGTTAGGAGAAGCGGAAAAAGCCGTTACAGACAGCTCTAGCACTATCCTAACTATAATGCCTGAGTTTGCAAATCAAGAGGAAAGATTAGCTGAGATAATAGCTATTAAAGATGAGGAAAAAAATCCTTTCTTAAAGAAGAAGCTAGAGGAGAGGATGGCTATGTTAGATGGAGCGGTTGGTATAATCAACGTTGGCGCAGGATCTAAAGTAGAATTAAAGGAAAAGAAAGATAGAGTGGAAGATGCTATTTACGCAACTAAAGCCGCTTTAAAAGAAGGTATAGTAGCTGGTGGTGGTTCAGCTTTATTACATGCAGCCCGTAAGTTTACACCTGAATCAAAAGGGGAGGCTTTATTATATAAGGCAATAATGTCACCTTTCTTAACAGTACTAGATAATGCTGGTATAAAAGATTACACTAACCCAGTATTGGAAACAGATGGTGTGGATGCTATTAGTGGCAAAACTGTCAATATGATCGAGCAAGGTATTATTGACCCAGTATTGGTCACTAAGACAGCTTTAAAAAACGCGGTATCAGTAGCTTTAACGATTGTATCTGCAGATTGTGTAATTTCAAACATACGTACTAATGAGAGCAATTAATTTATACCTCGTAATCAGTAGAATAAAGACTGAACAAAAGAAGATAGCTGGCTTAATAATGACAGACAAGTCAGATGTTGATAATAGATATATAAGAGGTGAGATAGTTAGCACTGGAAACTTAGTTGAAGGAGTTAAGGATGGAGATATTATTCATTATGACAAACACGCTGGGCATAGCTTAACCTGGGAAGATAAAGAGTACCAAGTTATACTCGCTAGAGATATAGTACTAGTAGAGTAATGAAGCTAGACGCTCAAGACATAAGGAGTATGGGTATCTTTAAGTATTACAGGTTGGTTAGAAAGTGGGCATGTAAAACCTACGATCTAACCGATGCTGACTTAGAGTTATTAATCTACCTGGACTGTAAGGATAGATTTACTAGACAAGAGTTTATAGATGGTGTCTACACTATGAGTTGGGATAAAAATAGGTGGGAGAGACTTAGGAGGGAAGGTTGGATAGATACTTGGAGGCATAGGAATAGAACCACTATAAAGTATAGTGTGTTTAAAGTATCATTCAAGGGAAGACAATTGATAAGTAGAATGTATAGAGTATTGTTAGGCGCAGAGGATCTACCCTTTTCAGAGAGAAGTGTTTTTTATAAAAACAAAACCTACACTGACAAAGTTATGACTAAGGCAATTGATGATATGATTAAAGACAAAAATAGATAACATGGGAATATTAGACAAAGTACTTAGTGTAGCGGGTGGTGGCTTAGTAAAAAGCATCGGTAATATTATTGATAGTGTTACTACTACTACTGAAGAAAAACTTGCCGCAGAACTTAAAATCAAAGAGCTTATAAGTAATTATGAGATAGAGATGGAGAAGCAAGTCACAGCTAGATGGCAAGCAGATATGGTTTCAGACTCATGGTTAAGTAAAAACGTTCGCCCCTTAACATTAATATTCCTAGTTGTATCAACAGTAGTAATAATTTTCATTGACGCTGGTACATTGTCATTCGTCGTCGAACCAAAGTGGACTGATTTATTACAACTAGTGCTTATAACTGTTATTGGAGCTTATTTCGGGGGGAGATCTCTTGAGAAAACAAAAAAAATAAACTAATAGATAAATGGGTAGAATAAATAATTACGCTAACGATATTGTTGATAGTGGAGACAAGTTCATAGGGACTAGTAGTGCCGGTCTTACAAAGAACTTCACTATACAGGATGTAGCTGACTACCTAGGTAATATTAACGCTGGTGGAGTTAGTGGACAGCTATCCTTCGTTTACTATAATAACAGTTTTGATGGTTCATTAATCAGGCCAGTAGGCTCAATGACGATAAACACAACGGATTTAACTACGTCGTTCTCTACTATAACTACTATAAAAGTAAGTAAGTACCAGTTTGGAGCTAGTTTTGCTCACACAAACTTCTTAGCAGAATTAGTGGGGTACAAGGTAAGGTTGGCATCATTAAAAAATCCTGACGAATATGGCTTATTCACTGTTAGCGCAGTAGACCAAGATGTTGTTGAGACGGAGTTTTATGACATAACAATGGCTTTTGTAAGTGGAAATGGGTCTATCACTCATGAAGCTCACTATTCGATAGCCTCTGCTGAGCCAACAAGCTCCGCGGATAAGACCTTCGTTCATGATCAGGGAATACCTTCAACATCATGGGTGATACCTCATAATCTTACCAAGTTCACATCAGTAACAGTTGTCAACTCAGCTGGCTCTGTAGTGGTTGGTGAGATCATTTTCAATAGTATAAACCAAGTAACAATAAACTTTAGCTCAGCCTTCTCAGGAAAAGTGTACTTCAACTAACATATAAAACAAAACTCAAAGAAAAATTATGGCAACAATACAATATTTAGCAGATATAGATTTAGGTGGGAACCAACTGGCTAATGCAGTTATCCACGTTCTCCCAACGACAAGCGCACCTGCTCACGCGGCTGGTAAGATATACTATGACAGTACTCTATCAGTGCTTAGGTATTCAGATGGGACAAATTGGACTAATGTTAGTGGAGCTACGGGTGATATCGAAGGGGTTACAGCTGGGACTAGATTAAGTGGTGGTGGAACTTCGGGTACGGTAACACTTAACCTAGATACGGCTACTATAAATGAAATTGTAGCTAACACGGCTAAGGTGACAAACGTAAGTACTAACCTATCATACACTGCTTCGACTGGGGTTATGGCTTCATCAGATGGAACCAATGCAACAATACCAGATGCAACTACGTCTGTTAAAGGATTGATGTCAGGTACTGATAAAACAAAATTAGATGGTGTTGCGGCAAATGCAAACAACTACGTTCACCCAACTACAGCGGGAAATAAACATATTCCAACAGGAGGTGCAGCAGGTCAATTCTTAAAGTATAGCGCTTCGGGAACAGCGGTTTGGGCAGCAGATAATGATACTAATGACGATGTCTCTGTAGCGAATTTAAAAACGAGATTAGCTGGAGGATTTGCTTTAAATGCAGTCTCTATTGGAGATTCTGACGATACAGTAACAATCCCTGGTAACTTAATAGTTACGGGTACAACTACAACAGAAGACGTTACTACTTTAACAACTTCAAATGGGGTTGTTTTTGAAGGTTCTGTGGCAGATGCCAATGAAGCGGTTTTAAAAGCTGGATCACTAACTGCTGATAGAACAATAACACTACCGGATGCTACTGGTACAGTTGCTTTAACATCAGATATTTCCGGTACGAATTCAGGGACTAATACTGGTGATGAGCCGGATGCGAGCACTACGGTAAAAGGAATAATAGAGATAGCTACAACAGCTGAGGCTCTAGTTGGTACTGACACTGCAAGAGCTGTAACAGCTGCTGGTTTATCAGCAAGAAGCTACAAGGTGGCAATAGGAGATGGAAGTACAACAGCAATAGTAGTTACGCATAGTTTAAACACTAGAGATGTTATGGTACAACTGTATGACTCTAGTAGTTACGACACTGTGCACGCTCAAGTTGTTAGAACTAATACAACACAAATAACGTGTACTTTTAATGTAGCACCAGGATCTGGTGATATCACGGTACTGGTTACTAAAATTCAATAATAAATGGCTACACAACAAACTAGGTTTCTAAGCAACATAGAGGGGGATAGGATTTTTCCTATCTCATCTACAACTGATGGTAACGGAACGGGTGATGTTGTTTTTTTTGGCAGTGGCACTTTGGTTGCGGGTAATATATATTTCTATGATAATACTGGGGTTTGGGACATAACCGATGCACAAGGGGTAGCGTCAAGCACTGGTCTTTTAGCTGTTGCAAAGGGAACCCTCCCAAGAGATGGAATGATTTTAAGAGGTATGGCTACTTTAGCCACCGACCCAGGGACGGTTGGAGACCCGTTGTATTTGTTGGCTGGAGGTCAAGGTGAGGCTAGCTCCACACCACCGTCATCTAGTGGCGAGGTGGTTAGGCTTATAGGTCACTGCTTGGATAGTACTAACGGGCAAATTTGGTTTAACCCAGATAATATATGGATAGAAATAGCATAATAAAATGGGAATAGCAAAAATATCAGGAGTGAATGCATCAACATTAGTTGGCGCTGGTGGAGTAGGAGGTGGATGGGGAGCTGGAGGAGCTGTTGGTGGAGGTTCCATAACATACACTATGACACCGGTATCCACTACTTCAGACGAAGGGGCATATATAGTTTTCGATGTAACTACTACCGACATGCATGATGGTACTAAAATACCTTATGTAATAACTGGAGTAGCTTCAAGCGATATAAATGTTCCGTTATCGGATTATTTTACGATAACCAATAATGCCTGTCAACTGAATATTCTTGTTGTAGCGGATAACCAAACAGAAGGTACGGAATCATTGACTATGACGTCTATGGGTCAATCATCAGTTATAGTTATAACCGATACTTCAGCAGCTCCGACAGGGTCTCCTTACACTAAATCTTTATATTTAGATGGAACAAATGATTCTATTGAAGTAACAACTAGTGACAACGATTTCGCTGATTTTGCTGGGTTAGATGCTATTTTTGAAAACAATGTAGCAGCATGGAGTATAGAAAAAGACTTTAGGATACATGGTGACGGGACGCAGACTGAGGTGTTTATGTATGATAAAATATCTGGAGGCACGATAACTACATACTACCTATATATGCAACTTAACGGTACTAACCTATTAATGTACATCATGATAACACCTAACAGTGGGGCTGGTGGGTCTATGGGGCAATGGGTTTACCAAGCTCAGGCTACTGACCACTTCCCTAATGTCACGGCAGTAGATATGTGGCACAGACTATCGGTAACAAAAAACACAGGGACTAGTATTGATAATTCAACATTTAGCACATATATAAATGGGGTAAAGATGACAGCTGGTTCTTGGAGGTGGGGAGCAACGAACATACCAACTGTTACGCAAACCAACACCACTAGTAGGAAGCTTATTTTGGCTAGAGCGGGGAATGATGTTACATTTGGCTCTATTGCCTTTTACAATAAAGAACTTACGCAGTCTGAAATATGGGCGAACTATGACGGAGGGGCTATTGAAAGTGGTGCACCCGATGCTACTCAGATAATGAACATTAACCCACAAACTACAAGCACCGCTTCCAATCTAATTCAATACTGGTACTATGATGCAAACTCTGACAGTAACGAATTAATACAAGATAAAGTGTCTGGAAACTTACAAGCTAGACTTTCTAACACGACATTTAGCGCCGTTGAAAGTGTCACTACACCTCAATTAGCGCTACTTACTGGTACCGTAATACCAGCCGCTGTTTATGCAAACGAACCAGTATCCATCTATCAATCAGGTAATAATATAAGGTGGTATTCAAATGCTGGCGCAACCACACTGCTAGCTACAGGAAACACCTATACTTATACTCCCGCTTCAGTTGGAAGTACTACTATATACGTACAATCCAATGATAATGGGGCGTACCAAATAATCCCCGTGAACTTTGATGTGAATTTAAAGGGTTACTCAACTCACTCATATGACAATGGGGCGGAACGGTATACCTTTACATCACCAGATTTAGGATACAATAACTTTGTTAATGGTAGTTTTTCGATGACTTTTTGGGCACAACAATATGCCCTTCATAATTCATGGCTTTCTATACTGATTAATGATAACTACAATAGAGTGCAGATGCATGGGAATACTTCAAACAGTTACTGGAATATACAAGTCAATGGAGTTAACCACTACTGCAATTTTAGTGTTCCTACTAACGCTGGGTTACCTGGTAAAGATGCTTGGATAATGAGAACATTCTCCTGGAACTGTACAACTGGCGCTTTCAAGGTTTATCATAATGGAGCTCTCGCTGGTACTTACACTCACACTGACCTCCAGCAGCCTGTTGGAGATGTGCCAAATATGATGAAGACAAAATTTGATTACAGGTTTGGAAAGATAGCGAACATGGGTATATATAACGATGCTCTAACCGATGCTGAGGCATTTGAAATAATGGGTGGAGCAGGTAACATCACAGCTCCTGGGGATACTCTCGACCTACGTACTTTATCATCTCAAGCCAAATTGCATGAATATTGGCCTATTAACGGGGATGTATTCAATAATAATTCTAGTGATGTACTTACAGGGGTTGTTGGAGGCATTAACATTCCTGTATCTAATTCTAATCCTTCTTCTAAATCAACAGACAGACCATAATGAATACAAATAGAAAATACGTAATAGTAAACACCAGTGAAGTGATAGATGTTGACTTTACCCAAGTGGATGAGGATTCAATTGACACCTTAAGGTTCTCACTTGATGGAACAAAAACATTCTTTAAATTCACAGGAGCGACACCATTATTCTTAAATGGAAGAACAACTTACACATATAAGGAAATAAAAAGTATTTTAAATGGAGTGGAATGGACGGAGATTGATATCGATGCAATCCCACCAGAGTCGGAGTAATATATATAAAACCAAGTAGTAATGTGTAATAATAGAAGTAACAATAAATTAAATTAAATTAAATCAAATAAAATGCCAAAAAAAGCAAAAAACGAAAAACTAAAACCTAGTAAGATAACAGCTGACCAATTAGAAGCGTTACAGGGTTCTATAAAAGTAATTAACAAATTACAGATGGAGATTGGTTCTCTTGAACTACAAAAACAAGCGATGATGCCTCAGGTTGAAGGAGCTAGAGAGTTTTTAAGCACAATCCAAATGGAGCTTGAAAAGAGCTATGGTGTGGTTAACATCGATATTAATACAGGGAGTATCTCTCCAAGAGAATAATGCCAATAATTAGAAAGATAAGTATAGGCAAGGAATACAAGGAAAACGCAATGCACTACAGTGTTGGTCAAAACGTTTACGGTGGACATACTGTCCATGCTATAGTTGACGAGCCTGAGACATATAAGATTTACATAAAGAAGGGTAACGACGTTATCTTATGGAAAGACTTTGGTAAAGGAATGGCTATATCGGTTGAGTATATATTAGAATACTAATGAGAGCGGTTTATGATTTTGTAATAACCCCTAAAAAATCTAGATACGAAAATACAAAAAAAGTTGGTGACAAAGAGTTAGTTTTAAACACTGAAATCTATAACCATCAATTCGTAAGTAGAGAAGCGGTTGTTACGGCTATTCCGATGGCTCACCCTAGTTCAAATATAAAGGTTGGCGATACTATTATTACACACCACAATGTTTTTAGGAGATGGCTGGATGTTAGAGGTATAGAGAGGAATAGTAGAAGTTATTTTGATGAGGACACATACCTGATAAAGTTAGATCAAATATTCCTATACCGCACTGAGGATGAGGATTGGAAAGCACCTAATGGATACTGTTTCGTAAAACCTATAGTTGATACAGACATGTTCGCTATTGAAACAGAAAAACCTTTAATGGGTGTTATAAAATATGTTGACAAAGACTTGTCAAAGATTGGTATAAATACCGGTGATGTTATTGGGTTTACGCCACACAGTGAGTATGAATTTAAGGTTAACGGTGAGAGATTATATAGGGTTATGACCGAAGAAGTACCATTGGTATACCCCGCTAATACAGAGGTTGAGGAGTTCGTACCCAACTGGACTGATAAATAAAATTTTATATAATGAGCGAAGAGATTAATGATATTAAAAGAAGTATTATAGAAGCGGGACATAAGGCTATTAAAGAGTTAATAAAAGTTGCTGAAGAGAAGATAATAACTGATTCAGAAGATGATTTAACTGCTGATAAACTGAAGAACGCTGCGGCTTCTAAAAAGCTAGCTATATTTGATGCTTTGGAGATATTATCTAGAATACAGGAAGAATCTGCTTTAGTCAATGGTGTTAACAGTGAAACTAAAGTATCTAAGTTTAAGGGGTTTGCAGAGAACCGTATTAAATAATGTACGAGCAGACTTTATATAAAATAGTTGAACCTATAAAACTATCTACTATCTCTAGGATGAATAAAGCCAAGAAGTGGAAGTATGGTTATAACAAAGAGCATGATATAGTTGTTGTATCTAAAACGGGTAGGATAGGAGATATATATGAGATAGATGGTTTTCAAATCGCCTTACCACTAGCACCTAAAGATGTATACTCAGCAAGTAAAGATATTAAGAAGCAAAAGTGGAGCGTTCTGGACTATCCTAAGGAGCTTTCTAAAATCAAGAGTATATTTGATTGGGAAAAACACCCGGATTCATTTAAGGAGACGTGGGTTGATCGTATAGATGAGGAGTTTAAACGTAGGGACGAAGGTTTTTGGTTTAAAAACAAAGGAGTTGATACTTACCTAACTGGATCGCACTACATGTATCTGCAATGGGCAAAGACTGATGTTGGTCACCCTGACTTCCGTGAGTCAAATAGGTTGTACTATTTATTTTGGGAAGGTTGCAAGGCTGATGATAGATGCTATGGTATATGTTACTTGAAAAATAGACGTTCTGGATTTTCTTTCATGGCATCCAACGAAACCGTTAATTTAGCAACAATAACGAGTGATAGTAGATATGGTATACTATCCAAAACAGGTGCTGATGCTAAGAAGATGTTTACGGATAAAGTTGTACCCATTAGTATGAACTATCCTTTTTTCTTTAAACCGATTCAAGATGGTATGGATCGGCCTAAAACGGAATTAAGCTACAAGATGCCGGCTAGCAAATTGACCAAGAAGAGAATGATCTCTACCTTGGATTTAGAGGACGAGGAAAGAAAAGGACTAGATACTACTATTGATTGGAAGAACACTGGCGACAATAGCTACGATGGAGAGAAATTAAAACTACTAGTGCATGATGAGAGTGGTAAGTGGGAGAGACCTAACAACCTACTAGATAACTGGAGAGTTACAAAAACTTGCTTGAGATTAGGTAAAAGAATAACTGGTAAATGTATGATGGGCTCAACTTCAAATGCTTTAGACAGAGGTGGTGAGAACTTTCAAAAACAGTTTAACTGGAGTAATGTTGACAAGAGAAATAGAAATGGACAGACGACGTCTGGCTTATACTCTTTGTTCATTCCAATGGAATGGAATTACGAAGGTTTTATAGATGAATATGGTTGGCCGGTGTTTGACACACCAACAGAAAAAATATACGATCCTAATGGAGATATAATAGATGAAGGTGTTATATCTTTTTGGGAGAACGAAGTGGAAGGCTTGAAAGATGATCAAGATGGTTTGAACGAGTATTACAGGCAGTTCCCACGTAGTATCGATCATGCTTTTAGGGACGAAACAAAAAACTCACTGTATAACCTAAGTAAGATATACGAACAAGTGGATTACAACTCTGGACACACGAATGCATCAACAGTTACAACTGGTAACTTCCAGTGGGAGAATGGGATAAAGGATTCAAAAGTTATATTTTCACCAAGTAAACAAGGTAGATTCAATGTTAGTTGGATTCCAAACCCTAGCTTGCAAAATAATACAACTATAAAAAACGGAGCTAAATACCCTGGAAATGAGCACTTAGGTGCTTTTGGTTGTGATAGCTACGATATATCTGGGACTGTTGATGGCAATGGATCTAATGGAGCTTTACACGGTTTAACTAAATACAGTATGGAGGATGTACCGGTTAATCACTTCTTTTTAGATTACGTATGTAGACCTCCAACCGCTGAGATATTCTTCGAAGATGTTTTGATGGCTTTAGTTTTTTATGGAATGCCAATACTAGCTGAGAATAACAAACCCAGGTTATTGTATTATCTAAAGAGAAGAGGTTATCGAGGTTACTCTATGAATAGGCCAGATAAGGATTGGTATAAACTATCAACCACTGAAAGGGAAGTTGGTGGGGTTCCAAACTCTAGTGAGGATATGAAGCAAGCTCACGCAGCAGCAATTGAATCTTATATAGATACAAACATAGGCGTTAAGGAGGATGGTACTTACGGCTCTTTGTATTTCAACTCAGTACTAAACGATTGGGCTAAGTTTGATATAAACAATAGAACAAAATTTGATGCAGCTATTAGTAGCGGTTTAGCTATTATGGCTTGTAACAAAAACAGATACAAACCAACAAGGAGCGCAAAGAGAGAGAAAATTAAAATCAACTTTGCTACTTATGACAACAACGGAACCTCTTCAAAAATAAATAAAATATGAGAAACACAGTTAGACAATATAGCTTTCCAAGTCAGGTAGTACCTGATGAAGAAAAAAAGTCTTTAGATTACGGTTTAAAAGTAGCTCAAGCTATCGAGAACGAGTGGTTTAACAATACTGGCGGAGATTCTAGGTTTATAACCAACGCCAACATCTTCCACAAACGTAGACTCTATGCTAGAGGAGAACAAGGTGTTGAAAAGTACAAAAGCGAATTATCTGTCAATGGTGACTTGTCATACTTAAACTTGGATTGGAAGCCTATTCCTATCATACCTAAGTTTGTTGATATTGTTGTTAATGGAATGGCTGCTAGAGAGTACGAATTAAATGCATTCTCTCAAGATGCTATTGGTACTGGTAAAAGAACTGAGTATATTAAAGGTATTCAAATGGATATGGTGTCTAAGGATCTGTTGAACGATGTTAAGCAGAACTTTAACATAGACATGTTTGAAAACGACGAGGCTTCGTTACCAGAGAACGATGAGGAGTTAGATTTACATATGGCACTTGATTTTAAATTAAGTGTTGAGTTAGCACAGATATCAGGTATAAACCTATTACTTGAAGGTAGTAGGATGGATCTAATCCAACCGAGGTACACTAGGGATATTGCAGTTCTAGGTATAGGTTGCGTAAAGACAACCTTCAGTGAAAGCACTGGTGCTATTGTTGAGTATGTAGATCCAGCTAATATAGTATACTCGTATACTGACTCCCCTTACTTTGAGGATGTTTATTATGTGGGTGAAGTAAAGCAGGTTCCAATAAACGAATTAGTTAAAGAATTTCCTAACTTAACTGTTGAAGAGCTTAAAGATATAATAGAGTCTGGTGGTAATGCTAGAGCAACTTCTAACCTAACAAGTTACGATCAAAATAAAGTTAACGTAGTATACTTTAACTACAAATCATTTAGCCACGAAGTCTACAAGTTAAAGAAAACAGGAAGTGGAGCTGACAAGATTATTCCTAAGACAGATACTTTTAATCCACCAACCGAGAAAGGTGGTGATTATAGTAAGTTATCTAGAGGTATAGAGGTTGTCTATGAAGGAGCTAGTATTGTTGGTACCAGTACATTGTTGAAATGGGAGCTTGCAAAAAACATGGTTAGACCTAAGAGTGATTTTAACAGAGTTAAAATGAACTACGCTATAGTTGCTCCAAACATGTACAATGGTCAAATAGAATCAATGGTAAGCAGGATAACTAGTTTTGCTGACATGATTCAACTTACACATTTAAAGATACAGCAAGTTCTAGCTAAGGTTGTTCCGGACGGGATATTCCTAGATGTAGATAGCTTGGCTGAGATAGATCTTGGTAATGGTACGAACTATAATGCTAATGAAGCATTAAACATGTTCTTCCAAACAGGATCTGTTATCGGTAGATCACAAACAAGTGAGCCGGGTGCTGGAGGTAAACCTGGGTTGCCAATACAGGAGATACGTAATAGTAGTGGTGGTAATAAGATACAATCCTTAATAAGTACCTACAATTACTACTTAAGCATGATTAGAGATGTGACTGGTCTTAACGAGGCTAGAGACGGAAGTGCTCCTGATTCAAATGCATTAGTTGGTCTACAGAAATTAGCAGCAGCAAATTCAAACGTTGCTACTCGCCATATATTAGATGCTAGTATATTCTTAACGCTAGAATCAGCAAAGTTACTATCTCTTAGAATGTCTGACATTATAGAATACTCAGGCACTAAAGATGCCTTGATAGAGCAGATTGGTAGATTCAACGTAGCTACTCTTGAGGAGATTAAAGAGTTACACTTGTATGATATGGGTATATTCTTAGAGTTACTGCCAGATGCTGAGGAAAAACAACTCCTTGAGAATAATATCCAAATAGCATTAGCTCAAAAGCTAATAAACCTAGATGATGCTATAGATATTAGAGAGGTTAGGGGTTTAAGGCTGGCTAATAGACTACTTAAAGTAAAGCGAGTTAAAAAACAAAAAGAAGACCAAGCAATACAACAGCAAAATATTCAAGCCCAATCACAAGCTAACATTCAAGCGCAGGAAGCTGCAGCTGGATTAGAGGTACAGAAAAAACAAGCTATCAGTGCAAGTGAATCACAATTATTACAGTTAAAAGCTCAATTAGATTCTCAGAAAATGTTACAAGAGGTTGAGAGTAAGAAAGAGTTGATGGCTGTTGAGTTCCAGTACAACATGCAGTTAAAGGGAATTGAGGCAGATGGCAATAAGAGAACAGACAAAGAGAAGGAAGACCGTAAGGATGAGAGAACAAAGATCCAAGCATCGCAACAATCAGAGCTAATTGACCAAAGAAAAACAGGTAAACCACCTAAATCATTTGAGTCAGCAGGTAATGATACATTAGGTGGAGGATTTAACCTAGGTAGTTTTGATCCTAGATAAAAACTAACAAACAATTTTTAATTATTATATTATATTATGGAAGAAAACGAAGAAAAAGTAACTGAAGAAGTTACACAAGAGAGTGTCGAGGAAACAACTCAAGTTGAGGGACCTGTATTTGACTCAGCTGACGATGACAGCGTTGTAAAGGTTGATTTATCAAAACCAGTAGTACCAGTAGAAAATGAAGCAGAGGAAAGTACTGTTGAGGAGATTGGTGAAATTGCTGAGACTGAAGAAACTACAGTGGCGCAAAGCCAAGAAGAAGAAGAAGTGCAGCAAGAAGTTGAGGCACAAGAAGAAGTGGTCGTGGAAGAAACTCTTGTTGAAGAGCCTCAAGTTGAACTACCAGAGAACATACAGAAGTTAATGGATTTCATGGATGAAACTGGTGGGGATATGAATGACTACGTTAGGCTAAACAGTGACAACAGTAACTTAAGTGATATGGAACAACTTAGAGACTACTACTTAGCTACAAAACCTCATTTAGATGCCGAGGATGTGAGTCTTCTATTAGAAGACTTTGCCTATGACGAAGACATCGATGACGATAGAGATATAAGAAAAACAAAAATAGCTATTAAAGAAGAGCTATCAAAAGCAAAAACCCATATGGACGGGTTAAAGTCCAAGTATTATGCGGAGATCAAAGGATCTTCAAAACTAACAGCAGAGCAATCAGAGGCGGTTAAATTCTATGATGAATACCAAACTACCTCTAAAAGCAGTGCTGAGCAAACAAAGCTTCAATCCGAAAAGTTTCAAAATGAAACTAGTAAGGTTTTCAACAGCGAATTCAAAGGTTTTGAATACAAAGCTGGAGACAAGTCTTATAGAGTTGAAGTAAAGGATGCTCAAAAAGTTAAAGCCAACCAAGCTGACTTAGGTAACTTTATCGGGACGTTCCTAGATAAAAACAATGTTATTAAAGACGCAGCAGGTTATCACAAGGCAATTTATGCCGCTATGAACGCCGATACTTTAGCTACACATTTTTATGAACAAGGTAAAGCCGATGCTATTAAAACTAGTCAAGCAAAAGCCAAGAATATAGATATGAGTGGTAGAAAGCAACACGGTGGAGTAACAGCATCTGGAGTTACAGTGAGAGCTTTATCTGGTAATGATGACGGACGTCTACGTATAAAACGACAAAAGTAAATTAATAAAAATAAAAAACAAAAATTATGGCAGCAGGAACAATGAGCCCAACTGGAAACGCACCAGCGACTCCATCGGCTTCAAAACAAACAGTCTCGTCAGCATACATCGACTTCACGGATTCGGGTACAGCTGGATGGGCACAACAATATTTACCAGACTTAATCGCAGGAGAAGCGGAAGTATTTGGTAATAGAACAATTAGCGGTTTCTTAGGACAAGTAGGTTCTGAAGAAGCAATGACTTCTGATCAAGTAATTTGGTCTGAGCAAGGAAGATTACACGTATCAGCAGCAGGCGCAATCGTTGCAGCTACAGGTGTTGTAACTTCAACTGGTCACAGCGTAAGAGTTGGTGACAACGTAGTATTAAACAGAACGGCTGTTGGGACACTTAGATGTCACGTAACTGCAATCACTGCAAATACGTACACTGTATTACCTTACACTCAAGCTGCAATGAACACTGCTGGTGCTGGAGCTTTAACATTTACTGATGGAGCTGTAACTGGTTTCGTATTCGGTTCTGAGTTTGCTAAAGGAACTGCAGGTCGTGCGGAATACCTTGAGCCACAACACGCTTCTTTATCTAACAAACCTTTCATCGCAAAAGAAAAGTATACTGTTTCAGGATCTGACGCTTCTGCAATTGGATGGGTTGAAGTTTCTGGTGAAGACGGTGCTAACGGTTACTTATGGTACTTGAAAGCTGCTTCTGAAGCAAGAGTTCGTTTTACGGATTATGCTGAGATGATGTGTATTGAGTCTGAGAAAAAACAAAATAGTTCAACTGTAGCTGTTACAGGTTCTGAAGGACTTTTTGCTGCTATCGAAGATAGAGGACACGTTTTATCAGGTGGATTTGTTGATGCAAGTGCAGCTGACGATTTAGCTTCTTTGAAATTAATCCTTAAGAGATTTGATGCTGAAGGTGCTATTGAAGAGAACATGATGTTCTTAAACAGAGAAGCTTCTATCTCTATTGATACTATGTTAGCTAATCAAAATGCTTACGGAACTGGTGGTACTTCTTACGGAGTGTTTAACAATTCTGAAGACATGGCTTTAAACTTAGGTTTCTCTGGTTTCAGAAGAGGTTCTTATGACTTCTACAAGTCTGACT